GACAGGCTCCTGAGCCTAATGCAGCAGGGTTTACTGGGTCAGGTGGTGGAGACAATGGAGGTAATCCACCCGCACCACCACAAGGCGCTCCTGTATGAACCAAGAAGACTATAGGAGCTTACTCCTACTCGTAAACGACAGAGATCGCTACGCCTTACTTAAAGAGTATGCGGAAAAGAGAATTAACACACTATTGTTTCTCGTTAGTACGGACAACGACATGGATCGTGTGAAAAGAAATCAAGGTGCAATTGCGGAGCTTCGTAAATTTGCAACTCTTAGAGAAGAAGTCATAAAGGGTGCTAAGTAATGGGTAAATTTTCTGACATATTTGCACCAAAAGATTTTTCGGGTCCAGACACTGAAACTCCAGAGACTTTTCAAGGTGGTACTAATGAAGAGTGGCAAGAATACGCATCAAGCCTTGCTGTTGATGTACCAGAAATTACTTGGAAAGGCTTGGGTAATGTAGCCTTAGATTTCACACCTGTCATTGGAGATATTAAAGGCGGCTATGAAACCGTTAAGATGATTGGTGAGGAACTTGAAAAAGAAAACCCTAATTATTATCTCATAGGAGCTATGGGCGGATTAGGGGCAGTTGCCACTATAATAGGACTTGTTCCTGGAGCAGGTGACGCCGCACAAAAGGCTATTATGTCTGGCACTAGGATGATGGCAGATAGAACTGGTCAACTTGCTGGAGAAATCACAGGTACGGCAAGAGCTATTAGAGATGGTGATTTAGAATTTATACTTGCTAGAGGTAAGCCAGAAAATAGCCAAGGACTAGGTGCTGACGTTGTTAAGAAACCAACTAAAGTACAATTAGATCCAGTAAGAGAAACTAGTTCTAAAGGATTTTATAAAAATAAGGCTCCTAACTATGTCACTGACATGGAAGTAGATGTAGAAGATCAAGGTCTACTAGTTCCTGAAAAAGATTTAAAAATAGATGATTTAGAAGGTACAGATTTAATACCTCTTATTGCAGATAGAACTGATGCAGGTAAAAATCTAAAAGGTGTTAAAGGTGGTGCAAAAGACTATGAGTTTGCAAACCCTATAGATTTACAAGGCGGCGGTGGTTTTATGCGCTACAGAGACACTGGCGCATTTGCATCCATGCCTAGTGTCATGGGTGATCAAGCTAAATTAGCAAAAAAAGTTGCTGATGAAGGCGGAGATCCAAGGCTTGTACATATGTCCATGTCACCCGAAGGTGGTGATTTTAGTACCATGATGAGTGACACAGTCATGGAAATGATGGATCAGTCTGATATATCACAAAAAAATATTAGTGCTTTTGATGAATGGGTGCGTAGTAATGTTGATGCAGATTTCCCAGGAATTAGAAGTGAAAATGCAAAAGAATATTTGGCTAAAAAAGTTCCTGGAACACGTAGACAACTGCTCTGGAAAAAATTAGACGGGCCTGAATTTGCTGACATGGGATTTCCCGTAATGGGTGACGCCAGAGTTAGTATTACAAACCCCAAATTACTAACAACCCCCAACATGCAGGGGTCTTCTGTTACAAAAGTTGATACTTCTGGTAATCTTATTACTGGCCCAGTTCGCAATCATAATACTTATTCCTCTCAAGTTGGCCCTACTGGAGCAGATGGATATCTTGGAGAATTAGATAACGTACCTTATGAAATATTGATGAGAGATTTTTTTCAACAGCGTAGAGATGCTGGGACTTTAGCGGGTTCTGATCAGAGATCCCTACAAATGAATAGTACATTTAGTCAGCCGGTGGACTCACAGATGGTTGAAGAAGTTAATCGTTATTTAGAAATACAAGATCTAGCAGAGCGCGATGCATATAAAAAAAGCTTACCCGAACAAAGAAACAATACGCAGACTTATAGTATAGGTGAACAGACTGAAGAAATTTTTAATGATTAATTATAGTAAGTCCATAATCATAAAATCTCTTATTATTTGATGAATTAATACCTAGTGCATTATCTAGCATTTTTTCCAACAATTCTATCTGAAGTTCAGATTTAGGTGGAATATTAGTATTTTCAGGCAAAGCATACTTAACTGCTTTATAGATCTCTTCTATTAAGCGTTCTTTATTTTCAGTATCTAACACATCAGTCATACCACTTAATTAACACATTAGTTAATATCCTACAAGGAATTTATTATGTCGAATATGCCCATAAAGCAAAAGGGATTAAAAACCAGAAATGGTAAGCCTGTATGGAAAAATGAAGAGAATGATGAACCATACTCAGAGAAATCAATGTCTTTTGAATATGGTGATGGTCACCTTGTTACACCTACAATAGATCCCAATACTGGTGATCGATATAATCTAGATAAACTATTTGAGCATTATAAAGAAAATGGTCCTTATGATATATTTACGGGTGAAAAGTTACCTGTATTTGAGGATACCACATCTGCGGATGAATATTCTAAGTGGCGATCAAATAATATCTTTAATTTTGATTTGTCAGACCAACAATTTTATGCGGGTGAAATCGGACTTTATTCTAAGCAGGATGGGTCAGAGTGGACTTGGAATGATGTAAAAAGTGATGCCAAGGGTCTGATGCGAGATGCACGAGATAAAGTCTATGACATGTTTGGTGAGAGTGAGCAGAGTGAGCAGGGTGATAGATCGTATGGTTTAGGCGGTCTTCTTACCGCAACAAAAGGTATAACAACGGAAGCGGGTAGAAAAATGGCAAATAAAAAATATCAGCGTGATGACAAAGAAGCTGACACTAATAATGATGGAGTATTGTCTACTCGTGAAAAAGAAATCGGCGATGCAATACAAAAAAATGAACTGGTTGAAGCATCTCACGGCGGCATAATGAGTGGTCTGATGGGCTACGATGAAGTTTCGGGAAATCCTATACCGGTTGGATCCTCGGCTGAAAATGTTCGAGATGATATCGACGCAAAGTTATCGACTGATGAATATGTAATTCCTGCACACGTAGTTAAGTGGCACGGATTAAAGCATATTCAGATGATGCAATCTGAAGCTGAGATGGGCCTAATGTCTATGCAATTAGATGGCCTAATTCAAGGCGGAGAAATGTCTGAACCTGAAGAGGTTGAAGAAGAAAAAATCGATAATGATATCGATGTCGAAGTCGCAACTGTAAAAGTTGACGACAAAATGGACGATTCTGATGAAATTGAAATTATTTCTAATCGTACAAAAGAAATGCCACTCATGAAAAAAGATAAATATAAATTTGTGGCTTAACTTGGACACCCAGAAAATCTGGACCCATATGAGGTAAAAATGAATAACCAAAAATACAAACGTGCCGTAGAAGAAGATAATGAAATGTCATACGCCGAAGAAATGACACAAGTATCTGCTGAACCTAGCTTGGATCCTGAAGAAGAGTCCTACAAAAAAAGATATCAGGATATTCAGCGCCATATACAGACAGTTCGAAATCAAAAGGATCAAGAGCTGCAAAAAGTACAGTCACAATTAGATGCAGCAACAAAGAAACAGATTAAGTTTCCAAAGACTGATGCAGAAGTTGATGCATGGGCAAGCCGATACCCAGACGTAGCAAAGATTGTTGATACAATTGCTACAAAGAGGGCTAACGAAGCACTTGCACAAGGAGAGGCTCGATTAGAGCAGGTTGAAAAATTTGAACAAAGTTTAAATCGTAAGGGTGCAGAGAATGAACTTTTAAAACTACACCCAGACTTTGCAGAAATTCGCGCTGATCCAGCTTTTCATGATTGGGTTATTATGCAGCCATCCGCAATGCAGGATAGTGTTTATAAAAATAATACTGACGCAATGTGGGCTTCTCGCACAATCGATTTGTATAAATCTGATAAAAACAAAAATAAAGTAGATCGTTCCGCTGCGCAAGCCGTTGGTAGAACCTCTTCAACTGCTCCCCGTTCAACGGGTAAAGTTTCATTTTCTGAAAGTCAGATCCTTNGTATGTCNACAAAAGAATTTGAGGCAAACGAGGAAGCTATTGATGCTTCACGCGCATCTGGCACTTTTAACTACGATGTAACAGGTGGCGCAAGATAACAATCAACTGTTGCCTTAACTAAAACAATATGTTATAATGAATACATAAAATAACACGATTTAGGACACTTTTAAGTATACCCTAAATCAACCTCCCCAGATAATATTTCAAAGTCTACCAGTAAGTTTGGAACCGCCTCGGCGCTACTCTACAACCACTGACACTATTGTCTAATTGTCTGATTTAGCTGCTTCATTCACCAACCTATAAACGCATTCTAAAGCCCCAATTAAGTTTGGACAAAGCTACAGCTGCGCGTTGCTGATGAAGTAAATTACCAGCCATTTCATTCAAAGGAAAAAACTAATGGCATTCCCAAAAGCGTCGGGCCACGGCTCGCTTCCAAACGGAAATTTCTCATCCGTAATTTATTCAAAAAAAGTACAAAGTGCTTTTAGAAAATCTACCGTAACTGGTGATATAACAAACTCTGACTACTTTGGCGAAATTGCAAGCCAAGGTGATACCGTTAATTTGGCGGCTTAGTAGAGCAATCTACTTCGAACAACTCTGTGAATTGCTGGGACATCTCTATGAGACAATCAGCAGCGAAGCCTAGAAATAGGAACGTTCAACGACTATCTCGAAAGAGAGTAGAGCCAAGCGGCTCGAAGCGCAGAGCATCCCCAGTGGATGATGATATAGTCTGATCTACGTGGCGACATGTAGCAGCTTTAAAAAGCGGAATAAGAACTAGCGATCTTATTTGAACATATTGCAGAATTATCAAAGAACCTGAGATTTCAGTATCTGAATACAAACGTGGCACAACTATTGCTGCACAAGACCTAGACGACGAGGATTTTTCTCTTGTTGTTGATAAGGCAAATTACTTTGCTTTTAAGATGGATGATATTGAAGAGGCGCATTCACACGTCAATTTCATGTCTCTTGCAACAGACCGAGCAGCACATCGTTTGGCTGATCAGTATGACCAAGAAGTATTGGGCTACTTGTCAGGCTATAAGCAGTCTGCATTACATACAGCTGCAAGTGCAGTAAATGATATTGTAAACGGTACTAAAGCTGTAGCAACCGCTGGATCAGATGAATTGTTATCTTCAATGAAGTTAAACAAAGGTTCGTTTGGTAACATCACAACGTCATCTGCTGGCGATCATGCGATCCCACTAGCAGCACGTTTACCAGGGGCAACTGCACTTCCAACAGCTACAGCATCACCAGCAATGGTTGTGTCTCGTATGAAGCGTCTACTAGATCAACAGCAAGTTGATTCACAAGGTAGATGGCTTGTAGTGGATCCTGTATTTATGGAGCTACTTGCAGACGAGAATTCATCTTTCCTAAATGGGGATTATGGTGAATCTGGTGGTCTTCGTAATGGACTAACTGTTAAAAACTTCCACGGTTTTAGACTTTATACGTCTTCAAACTTACCGGCAGTTGGCACAGGTAGCGGGACTTCAGGCACAGCCAATAACAACGATAATTTTGGTGTTATAGTTGCTGGTCATGATTCAGCAGTCGCAACAGCAGAACAGATCAACAAAACTGAAACGTATCGTGATACAGACAGCTTTGCAGACATCGTTAGAGGTATGCATTTGTATGGTAGGAAGATCCTTCGTCCAGAAGCTCTTGTTACTGCTAAATATAACGCAGCATAAGGAGAAATAAAAATGGCGTTAACTTCCCCAGTTCGTTTAGAGACAGCGACAATCGCACATGGTTCTCTTACAACAAACTCAGTACATGATATCGGTACAGTACCACGCA